TTTTCTTGAGTAAAAATGCCAATATTCCGACAGGCCAAGCCATTCTGTTTGCAACGGCTGAATCTGTTGGCGAGCATTTCGGTCTTAATTCAAACGAATATAAGGCCGCTCAAATTTATTTCAAAGGATTTGACGGTTCAAGCAAAAAGCCTGGCCGTCTGTATTTCTATGCCATGAATAGCGTGGCTGAAGCAGGTTATTTGCTTGGTGCAAGCATAAAGACTACCAGCCTTGCCGAGTTGAAAAAAATCAAAGGTTCGCTGAATGTAACCATCGACGGTTCGGAAAAGAAAGCCCCTGCTGTTGATTTGAAAGACGCTACCAGCTTCTCCGAAGCTGCTCAAAAACTCGGCACGGCATTAGGTGCTACTGTTGAGTTTGAAGAGCAGTTGCAGGCCTTCAAGGTTATCTCAGGAACTACCGGCAAAGAATCTACCGTATCTTTTGCGACTGGCGATATTGCCGACAAACTGGGCTTGAGTGAATCTGCAGGAGCGCGTGTTTCAAAAGGTACAGGCGCAGAAAGCGTTGACGAAATGATGGCAGGTTTAACTGCTGCAACGTTGAACTTTGCAACCTTTACGACCATTGACGAGCCGACCATTGAAGATAAATTGGCGTTGGCCAAATGGTCGAACTTGCAAAACGAACGCTTCCTTTATGTCGGTTGGGGCAAAGAAGCCGCTGCATTGCAGGCAGGCAATACAACCTCTTTCGGTGCGAAACTGAAAGAATCCCAATATTCAGGCGCAACAGCTGTTTATGGTGGCTTGGATAAAGCGGCGTTCCTTTGTGGTGCGATTGCTTCCATTGATTTCAGCGAACGCGGAGGCCGTATTACTGTTGCTTTCAAAGGTCAATCAGGCTTGGAAGTTGACGTAAACGATGCAACCGAGGCGCAAAACTTGAAAGACAACGGCTATAACTTCTATGGAGCATGGGCAACGGCTAACGACCGCTTCTTGTTCATGTATCCCGGTCAAATGACTGGCAAGTGGAAATGGTTAGATAATTATGTAAACCAAATCCGCCTGAATAGTCAATTACAGCTTGCTTTGATGACTATGCTCACTTCTGCCAAGTCTGTCCCGTATAATGACTCAGGGCGCGCATTGCAACGCGCCGCCTGCCAAGATGCCATTGATGAAGCGTTGAACTTTGGTTCTATCCGTGCTGGCGTTGACTTGTCGGAGCAACAACGTGCAATCATCAACAATGAGGCTGGTGTAGATGCTGCAACTCAAATCGAGGCGCGTGGCTATTACCTGTACATTGGAAAAGTATCAGCACAAACGCGCGGAAACCGTGAATCAATGCCAATGAAATTATGGTATACCGACGGAGGAAGTGTTCATTCCGTCAATATGGGTTCTATTAATATTCTGTAACTTGCAGGCCGTCCCAAACAACGGGCGGCCTATTTTTTTGAGGTAACAACATGGCACCGCAAATTGCACCTAAAACCCTTACTTCGGCAAACAGTGTCTTACTGTGGAAAGCTAAGGGCTACACCGACCAATTTGTACAGGCTCAAGGCTACAAAACTGATTCCGCGTTTGATTTTTCAGACGCGACCATCGGCGAGACAGTTATGGGCGTGGATGGTATTCAATCTGGCGCATATATCCAACATGAACACCAATTGACGATTACATTTGAAGCAAACAGCCCTACACGCGCACACTTTGCCAAAATGTACGAGCGCATGACTCAGCAAATGGAAACATTCCCGTTTGATTTTCAAGTGGATATTCCGTCATTGGGTATTCGCCGTATTGCCAAAGGCTTCATGATTAATATGGCTGGCTTCAGTGCCAAGAAACGCATGGATGCAGGCAGCTTCACATTCAACTTGGGCGTTGTAACTGAAGAGGAAATTTCCTAATGGCTTTGAAAACAAAAATCGTAACAATCGAAAAAGGCCGCGACAAAGGCAAGAAGTTTGAAATTACCGAAATGCCGGCAGCGAAGATTGATAACTGGGCAATGCGTGTCTTGCTGGCTTTGGCAGGGGCAGGTATTGATGTTGCAGAAGCTAACGAGGGCATGATGGGTTTGGCTAAAGTGGCATTTGCCGCTTTGGGCAAGATTCCGCCCTCTGTTTCCGTTCCGTTGTTAGACGAATTACTGGATTGTGTGAAATTCATTCCTGATGGTGGTTTCCCCCGTCCGCTTGATTTGGAATTAGGCGATGTAGAGGACTTTGCCAACCTTTGGATGTTCCGAAAGGAGGTGTTTAATCTTCACATCGATTTTTTGCAACAAGGGATTGGCCTGAGTTAGGCGGTGGCGGTTATGGCGCGGATATGGAATATTTAAACCTGTCCGCGCTTATTGGTGGCTTGGTATCAAGTCGGTTATGTACTTTAAATGAACTCCAAACGGTTTACAGCTTGGAAGATGCTTTGAATCTATGGGAAGTTTTGAGTATAGACGGCTACAACCGCCAACAGTATGAGAAACGGCGACAGGCCGTCTGAAAGGTTTAATTATGGCGACTGTTATAGATACGTTGTTTCTTGAGCTTGGCATTGATTCTTCCAAGTTTTCAGGCGAAGCGGCAAAAGCAGAAAAGCAGTACGACCGCTTAGAGAGTTCTGTTGCCAAAGTCGAGAAAGCTGAAAAAACAGCCGCGAAAACGACCAAAGAAAGCGCGGAGGCGAGGCGGAAAAGCATAGTAGATACGCAAAAAGCCGATGCCTCTATGCAAGGCTTACTCAAGACCGTAAACGCTTCTATCAAAGGCTTCGCGGCCTTTACAGGCTTACTGCTTGGCGCGAGCGGCCTTTCAAAGCTGGCACTAGATGCGGCGAGGGCAAACCGAGAGCTAGACACTACTGCCAAAAATCTTGGCATGGCGCGTAAAGAGTTGAGTGCATGGCAGGGCGCGGCTGAAATGGCTGGTGAAAGTGCCGGGGGCATGAGTAGCTACATGAAAACCCTATCGGGCGATATGCAAAGCCTGATTATGATGGGCGACACGTCCGTCTTGCCGTATTTCAACGCTTTGGGCGTTTCTTTGCTGGATAGTACCGGCAAAGCCCGAAAGCTTGATGATGTAATGCTTGATTTGGCAGACCGATTCAGCACAATGGATCGCAAACAAGCCTACACACTAGCCCAACAAATGGGTATAGATGACGGTACATTCAACACGCTTTCACGCGGCCGCGCCGAAATGGAGCGTATGCTTGAGATTCAGCGCGATATGTACCACTCAAGCGAAGTGGATATTGAGAACTCGCGCAAGCTGGCAGAAGCGCGCGCCGTCTTAAATTCGCGATGGGAGAGTCTGAAGCTGATGATAGGCAATGCCTTGATTCCAGTGTTGACAACGCTCACGGAGATTGTGAGCGGCTTTGTAGGCTTCTTGGTTAAGCATGAACACATTACAAAAGGCGTGTTTCTCGGCATTGCTACGGCTATTGGTATCTTCCTAATGCCAATGCTGGTTACCGCTACGGCGGCGGTGTTTGCATTTATCGCGCCGTTTGCACCGTTGATTGCGGCGGTTGCAGGGCTTGGTGCGGCATTTGGCTTGCTTTATGACGACTATAAAACTTGGGCGGAGGGTGGTAAATCCCTGTTCGATTGGGGTCGATTTACCAGTTATATCAACAGTTCCAAAGTTTCCACTGATTCGCTTGGTAAGTCGTTCATCTACCTGACGACTGGTTATACAAGCTGGTCGGAAGCCGCAAACGGTATGCTTGACTGGATGCGCTTAAAAGGCTTTATCGATGGCAACACTGTGTCTGTCGGTTCGCTGATGAACGGCTTTAAAAACCTTGCTTCCGAACTGTCAGACGGCCTCATGCCGTACTTGATGGATATTGTCGAAATCTTCAATCGATTGAAAGAGGGAGACTTTTCAGGCGCAGGCGAGGCGGTCAAGGTGGCATTTAACCGCCGATGGGAGGCTGTGAAGTCATTTGCAGGCGCGGCGTGGGATAGGGTTACAGGCACTGTTGACGTAGCGACTGGGCATGATGTCGGCACGTTGTCAGGCGGTAGAAATGCTGTTAACACTGTCGGCACTGACGTAGGTGGTCAGCTTGTTCAGGCTTGGGATGATGTTACCTATCAAATGGGTTCAAAAAACATCAAAACAGGCAAGATTGACTGTTCCGGCTTTGTGGACGCAATCAATAAGGCTGTCGTAGATGACTTGCAAAAGCAGTTTGGCAAGGAAGCATCACAAGCCCGAATTAACGCTTCAGGCGGCGCGGCTGGCATTATTCAAAGTGAAGTAGCTAAAGGCCGCTTGGTTCAAAATGCCAGAGGCTGGGCAAGTATTGATATTTCAAAACTTGAGGCAGGTATGGTTTGGGGCGAATCGCGCGGCAATCATGCTAAAGGGCGTTATCACAATATTGGGCATACTGGCACGGTCGTAGTTATTAACGGCAAGAAATACATTGCAGAAAGCACGTCTGGGAAAGGGAAAGACGGTAGGTCAGGCGTTCGATATACAGCGGTTGAAGAGTATGTCAAAAACCTTGCGCATAGAAACTTTGAGGTAAACATTGTTGACCCTTTGAGAAACTTCAGGGGGCGCGGTGCTAGCCGTCCTGCTCAAACGTCCATTACCGTTACAGGCAAAGAAGATTGGCTGAACAAAATCAACGCCAAAGATACCGTTGCAAACGCTGATTCCAGACTGTCTGCTGTAAGTCAGAAGTACGGTATTCCGCAGCACATGCTTTATTCTATATGGGCGCAGGAAAGCCGTAAGGGCAACATGAAGAAATCATCTGCCGACGGTGCGAAAGGTCATTTCCAGTTTATGCCCGGCACGGCTAAGGCTTACGGTATATCAGGCAGGGAATGGGACTTTGACGCTTCCAGTGATGCAGCGGCGCGTTATTTCCAATGGCTGCTGAAGCATTACAACGGCGACCATAACAAAGCCCTTGCAGCGTATAACTGGGGCAACGGCAACCTAGACAAAGCCATTAACCGCTATGGCAATGACTGGCTGTCTCATGCGCCGAAAGAAACGCAGGGATATGTGAACAGCATTAACAAAATGATGGCATACAAAGGCAAAGGCGGAATGATGTCTAGACCTTTGGGCGGTCAGGCTGTTGCACAGAATCTCAGTAACCAACAGGGGCGCATTAACGCTTCACGCGGCGCGGCGAATCCTCATAACGTCAGCAATACCCAAAACACGCAAATCACGGTTAATGGCGGTATCAACGTCCAAACCAGCGCAAGCACCGTTCGTGGTAATGTTCAAGACGCTATGGACGGATTAAACAGCCGCGCCGGGCAATATGCTGTTTCTCAAATGTAGAACTAGGCAACAAAGGCCGTCTGAAAAGACGGCTTTTATTGTTTCTGAGGTAAAGATATGAAGTGGAATAGTGTCGGAATCCCTAACGTCCCAAAGATACCTGCAAACATAGGCAACGCCCTGATTAGTTTTGGTGGGGCGCAACTGATTAACTTGGTATTTGGCGAAAAATGGGGAATCTTCAATCAGCGCGGTATTCCGCTATTGCTGGCAGACAACGTTGCTTCTGTACGGTATGAAAACAAGTCATCTGTCGTCAATTCCCCTATCGAAAACGGGAGCTTCACGAGCTATAACAAGGTAAACGAGCCTTTTAAAGCCAGTGTAATGATGACTAAGGCAACTGGCGGCGTGGTACAACGCGGTGCTTTTTTGGCACTGTTAAACACGTTCGCAAACTCAACCGATTTGTTCATGATTATTACGCCTGAAGCCGTCTATCCAAACTGCTCAATCACTGGTTACGACTATGTGCGAGAGGCTGGCAACGGCGCGCGGATGATTAAAGTCAATATCCACTTCCAAGAGGTGCGCTTGGCGAAGGTTGAGTACAAAAAGACAAAATCTGAAGCAGGATTACAGACTGATGGGGGGAAGGTGCAGGCGAAAGAAGCACCGACAGCAACACCGCCAGAGCCGGTAAAAGAATCCGTGCTTTCTCAAATCGCAACACAGGTTACAGGTGGTTGATATGAAAGTTTATACCATTCCGATAGCTGATGAACGTTCGCAAAAGCTGACGGCAACACTTGGTCAGCAAGTAGTCGATATTGTGCTGACTGTGCGACTGGGGAAGCTGTACATTGACGTGAAGGCAAACCGTGTGCCGGTAGTAAGCGGGCGCGTGTGTTTGAACAAAGAGCCAATCATAAACGAATCTTTCCGCCCATTCGCGGGGGAGTTGTACTTTGAGGATTTACAGGGGAATGACGACCCTGTTTTCGGCGAACTGGGAAAGCGTTTCGTTTTGAGGTGGGTAACAAATGCCTAGTTTAAAAGAAAAGCGAATCAAAATCACAATCCTACTGTCAGGCGAAGATAAGGACTTTGACGGAAACGGAAACAATACGCTTGTTTTCAATGGTTTGCGGACTGAATGCCGTATCAATTACGGCAACGGCTCAGTCATGCCGACTGCAAACGTCCGTATCTTCGGATTGCATTTGAATAATATGCTGGCACTTCTTAGGGTGCAATGGAACACAAAAGAGGCTTTGCAAAACTTAATCCAAATCGAAGCAGGCGATGATGACAAAATGTCTGTCGTCTATAAAGGCAATATCACTTTTGCGAAGCCTGATTTCAGTTCTGCGCCCAATGTCTGCCTGAATATCGAAAGTAGCACGGGATATTACCATCAAATTGTACCAGCACCGCCTAGAAGCTTTGAGGGCGAGATAGACGTAGCAGTGGCTATATCTCAGCTTGCAGCCGATATGGGAATGAGTTTTGAAAACAACGGCGTAACGTCGAAACTGAGTAACCAATACCTCCCTGATTCCGCTTTGGGAAAGGTGCAGATGTTGGCGAAAAATGCCGACTTGGATTTGTACATTGACAACGACACAATCGCAATCGCTCCCAAAGGCGAGCCGCGCATGGTTGACGTGCCGGTAATTAAGCCTACTACCGGCTTGATTGGTTATCCAGTTCCTGACCTGATAGGCGTTCAATTCGCCTGTCTTTATGACCCTGCCTTGCGGTTTGGTGGGTTGGTTGAGATTGAGGACAGCATTATCCCTACCTGTAACGGCAAATGGCGCGTTTTCGGAATGAATATCACGCTTGAATCGTTCAGTCCTAGCGGTAAATGGGAAGTGTTTATCAAAGCTGCTCACGCAGAAAGCGAGGCGGTTCATGTCGCAAAGTAAATTAGGCTTTGAACAGCCGGGACAGCGAGGCGGACAAGGCGAAATAGGCTATATCGTTGAAAGTATCCTATCCAGGCTTCAGACGGTAACGCTTGTAAAGGTCGTGGCTGTAAAAGGCGGTGGGCTATCCCCTGTCGGCATGGTTGACGTTCAGCCGCTTGTTTCTCAGATTGACGGCAGCGGCGGCGTTATTCCTCACGGGGTAATCTTCAACGTGCCATATATGAGGCTTCAGGGCGGTAGTAATGCCGTGATTATAGACCCTCAAGTCGGGGATATTGGAATGTGCGGCTTTTGCAGCCGTGATATTTCAAGCGTAAAGGCGAATAAATCAGCTTCAGCACCGCAAAGCAAACGCCGTTTTGATTATTCAGACGGCCTTTATTTTGGCGGATTCCTAAACGGCACTCCGTCTCAGTACATCATGTTTTCAGGTGGTGGAATCAAAATCTATTCCCCTACCGGAATAGAGATTGAAGCACCAAAGACTATGATTAAATCGCCTACTGTGAAGATTATCGGTAACACCACGCAAAACGGCAGTTTCTCGCAAACAGGCGGCGGCGCGGCTTCGTTTTCAGGCAGTCTGACGACAGACGGTCAGATTGAATCAAAAGTCGATGTTGTCGGCGGCGGTAAGTCGTTAGTTAACCATACTAACGGCGGTAGTCCTGTGGATTAAACCCGAAAGGAAAGAATGGATACCCTTTATCTTGACCCTGTATCTTGGGATTTATCGCTTACGGCTGATGGCGATATTGCGATTGCAAAAAAGCCCTATTCGACCGCTCAGAACGTTGCAAATGCGATTAGGTTGTTTGAGGGCGAACTTTACTATGACACTGAACAGGGCGTTCCATACTTCGATGAAGTGCTTGGACGCCCTCATTCTTTTGCGCTGTTCAAACATCGCATGGAAGAAGCGGCTATGCGCGTTGCTGGCGTAAAAGACGTGATTGTGTCGGTAAGCGGTATTACAAATCGCGATTTAAGCGGGAGCGTTAGGTTCAAAGATGAAAACAACCAAGTTCATACGGTGGCTTTATGACTTTTAAAACAAATGTCCCCCCTATTGAAATCAACGATACAGGAGTTGTGATACCGACTGAAGAATCGGTATTGCAAGGTTTGTTAGAGGATTTTAATCAGGCGTTTGGTGGGAATCTGAACAAAAACCTTGATACGCCTCAAGGTCAGTTGGCTTCATCATTGGCAGCGATTATCGCAGACCGTGATAACCAACTTGCCCGATTGATGAATCAGGTTAACCCTGATTATGCAGAGGGCGCAATGCAGGACGCAATCGCAAAAATCTACTTCTTGGAGCGCAAACCTGAAACGAAAGCGCAGGCAGTCTGTGAATTTATCGGCTTGGCTGGTGTAGTTATACCGAAAGACTACCCTGTCCAAGACGAAAATGGGCAGATTTGGAGCGTGAGTAAACGGTACGTTATCGGCTCAAGTGGCACGGTTTCAGCGGTTGTAACGGCAAATAGCGATGTTCACGCCCGCGCCGGTTCAATCTCAACCATAACCCAATACGTCAACGGCCTTGATCGCGTGAGAAATCCTCAAGATTCTATTCCTGGTAAGCCTGCCGAAAGTCGAGAGGATTTTAAAGACCGACGACAAAAGAGCGTGGCAATCAATTCACTTGGTATGCCTGCTTCTGTTTATGCGAACGTGGCTAAGTTGCCTGGTGTTACAGACGTTTATGTTATCGATAACCCAAAAGGAACACCGGTAGAGAAAAACGGCTACACACTTGCGCCGCATAGTATCTTCGTTGCCGTGAATGGTGGCGATAATGAAGAAATTGCCAAAACGATTTGGAAATATTCTGGGAGCGGTTGCGATTACAACGGCAATACGGCGGTTACGATTTATGACGACCTGTATCAAGACCCTAAGCCGTCTTATGAAATCCTGTTCCAACGCCCCGAGCCTGTTCAAGTGTTCTTCAAGGTACGCGTAGCAAAAGGTGCGCCGCTTGGGCATGAGATTAAGGTGCAAAAAACAATCATCGACACGTTCGAGAAAATGAAACTTTCCAAAATCGGCTCAACAGTTTATTCAGCCGATTTTTTTACGGCGATTATCCAAAACCATGCAGACGTTCGGTTGCTGGATATTCAGGTTTCCGATAAACGCTCGGGCTGGCGTGAGTCTGTTTCTGCCGGCATTTCAAAAATACCCGTTGTCATGGCGGCAAATATTGAGATTGTAGAAGATGATTGATGTTAAAAAGACGATTATCAGCCAATACGCGCATAGCCCTGTCTTGCTTGGCTTGATTGAACGGCTGAACCAGTGCATATGCCCTTCCGATAAAATCGAAGAGTTTAACCGCCTTGTTTGGGACGTTGAGACGGCAGAGGGTTATGGTTTGGATGTATGGGGCAAGATAGTCGGCATGGAACGTCATTTTCAGATGGTAAGTGGCAATTATCTTGGTTTTGCTGATGGCTTCCTTGCTTTCGATGATGGCGTGTGGAGTCGTGGCGCAGGTAATACAAGCGTTTTTTCGATGGGAGACAAAGCGTATCGACAGATGATATTGATTAAGGCCATGAAGAACATCATGTACGCAACGGCTTATAACATAAACCGTCTGTTAATGCTGATGTTTGAAAAACGCGGCCGCGCTTATTACTACAAGACAGGAACAATGACAGCCCGTTATATCTTCGAGTTTGATTTAACAAACGAAGAACGGGCTATTTTGTTGCAGTCTGATATTTTACCGAGGCCGTCAGGCGTATTGATTGATTTTCTCGAACCATCGAGAAGTAAATATTTCGGCTTTAACGAAGCTGGTTATTCCCCGTTTAACAACGGGGTTTTTTATTTGGAGGTTTAAAACATGGAGCCTAAACGCTTAACACGAGCTTTCGCGGAAGAGGGTTTGAAAAACAATATTCCTGACGTTTGGACTGAAAGTGCCGCTGCAAATGCGGCAACATATCAAAAAGGTTTCCCAGCAACAACCATGACACCGATTGCCGTTGGCGGACAACCGCCGAGCGGAAAAGATATGAATGGTATCCTTTACGAGCTATCTAATCATATCGCCTATATGAATAAAGGCGGCCAATATAAATTCGATGCTGATTTTTGCGAGGAAATCGGCGGTTATGATATTGGTGCAATTGTACTTTCTGATAACGGTATGATTGAATATATCAATATCGTTGCCAACAATAAGACAAATCCAAATACAACCGGTTCGAAAGGTTGGAAAATCTGTTCAGGAGCAGACCCAGTTGGGAAATTACTGTCTGACAGGGATTCAATTTTTTCAGCATCAAGTGTGCGTACAGGAAAGATTGTTGATGCAATAAAAGATATTGCAAAAGGCAGTGCCGGGGATGTGGTTAATAAATCTCCTTTGGTTATTTATGTAGCCAGTAGAGAAGAATTTGTAACCAAACAAGGAACTCAGGAAATGCAATCACTGCCCGATGGCGCAGTGGCGATTGTTCATGGGTATTTTTATGAACGGAAAACGGGCAGCACCTATATTCCTGATTTGCCAAATTGGATTCCAATCAACGAATCATTCGCGCATTTTGACGCTAAATATGCCGAAACCGGAAAATCAAGTGTAACGACCAAATATGTCAACACTGATGGGCTGATCTATAACGTTACATACGTTGAAAACATCAAGCCATCTACAATTCGAAAATATTACAGCGGACTGGACAAGCCGGCGCATACTGCTGATTTGGTAACACTCAGAAAAGCGGCGACCGAAAAAAAATATCCGTGCGTACTTATGAATTGTGATGTTTTTACTGAATCTCAAGGTGCTTTGCGCGGAAAAACAAAATTACAGGGACTCCAAGTTGTTGATAACGAAATTCTTCAGGATTTTAATAGCAATGACAGTCGAGATACTTTGGTTATGTTGCGGTCTGGTTGGCTGGATGTTGTTAAAAAATCTGACAATTTGTCGTTGGAGCAAATCAAAAACAAAGGCATAGTCTGGTCTGCCTATTTTGGTCCTACTCTGATTAAGGATGGAAATATTCAGGCAGGACTTCCGCAAAACGAATTAAGCGCGCGCAATATCATAGGACAAAAGCCGAATCGTGATATTGTTATTATTCAAGTGCAAGGCGAAACAGGAAAGTCGGGCTGCACCCTTCAAAAGGCTGCGGAATTACTGTTGGCAGAAGGATGTATATTCGGATTCAATTTGGACGGCGGCGGTTCAACGCAGATGTGGTGGAAAGACTGTTATTCGTTTCTATCGTCAGACTCCGATTTTTCGAAAGAGCGCGCAGTTGGAGGAATTATCGAAATTCGCGCCGACGACACAGGGATATTTGATACAGGCTGGCAACTCATTCAAACGGCAGAAGGTATCAGCTCCGCCGATGCTGATTTAAATATTCCAGCTGTCTGTTATCGGCAGGTAGGCGCGGAAATACAACTGCGAATCAGCGTTTCGGG